TATCGACGCATGTAAAGAGACAGCACCAATTTATAAAGATGCTGGCTATGAAACATTCTTTGTTCCTCAGTCTGAGATTGGGGACTTTGATGATTATATGTACGGAATGGAATGGGCTTTGAACAGTGATCTAGTTGATAGGATTGGCTTATCTATTCTTGGTTGTCCTAATGCATATGGAGTAGAGAAAGATAATAAACTTCAGCGGTATCTGTCTCGTTGGGGCATTTTGCGTGAACTTGAAGAACGTGGACTGCTCGATGACGAAAGAGCTGCAAAGAGGTTCCATTGTTTGGGTATGGTTGATGGACCTAATGAGATTGAACTACTGTGGCCATACGTCCACAACATTGCTACTTGGGATTCATCTGCAGCTGTATGGGCTGGGTTAAATGGCATTAGATTTGATAATTCTCCTACTGGATTGATCGATGGTAAGTTTGAAACTGAAGTTGATTTTGATATGGGTCCTAGTGTAAGTGTTGACAATAACAATGATGTGATGTATAATATAGATTACATTAATAAACTATGTGATGGAGTACGTCCTAATGATTCAGTATAAACGTAACGAAGATAAGATCATTGCTGGTATCAAAGCATATGTAGATGCTACTTACAATGCTCATTACAACGGATCTAATGGTCGTGATGTATGTGACGATTGGGAAGACATGGGAATCGCTAAAGAAGCATACATGTCTAATATTGTTAAGTATGTTAAGCGCTTTGGTAAGAAAGAAGGAGAGAATCCTAAAGACATTATGAAGATCATTCACTATTGTGTCTTTCTTCTCAATGAACTTGATAAAGAAAAAGATTGGGATGATAAATTTATGAAAGACCATGAGGTGACCTTCAATGTCAATGATTAATATTGGAAGTGATGTATTTTCTAAGTCTGCTCTAACAGCTGTACAGGATGGTGATGTACAGCCCAACGCTGTAGATCTTAGAGCTGGTAAAATCTTTAGAATTAATAACAAAGAATTTGCAATTGATGAAACTGTAAAGATTCATAGAGGGTCTGTTGAGATAAATGTCAGTAATGATGGTTTTTGGCATCTGGAACCTGGCTCGTACGAAATTATTATGGAAAACGAAATTGAAGTAGCTGATGATGAAGCTGGTTTTGTTATCACCAGGTCTACTTTGAATAGGAATGGGGTATTTCTGACTAGCGGATTATATGATACTGGATACAGAGGAGTGATGGCTGGAGTAATGCACGTCAATTGTGGTAAGATGCGAATCAAGCCTGGAACTCGTGTTGGTCAGTATTTGAACTGGAAAGCTGAATCAATCTCAAGTTATGATGGAGACTATGGGGTTGGTAAAGATCACGATAAGAAGTACACGTGATGGAAGTTATCTGGCATATACTATTAACTGTGTGTCTAGGATCGAGTTGTGTAACTCAAGACGTTCAGTGGTTTGATTCTGAAAAAGAATGTAAAGAAATGTTAGAGGTATATGCTGAAATCCCAGCTGATGGTGATTGGGATACTGTTCAGTATATTTGTAAACCTAAAGGATCAACAGGAACATGAAAGTATACATAACTGGATCTAGAGGTTTGATTGGTAGCCATTTAAAATATGCTCTTATGGAAGAAGGCCATGAGATCATTGAATGGGATTTAGAAATCAATAAAGACATAAAAGATTTCAAAATTGACTTTGAAGACCATGGTGGACGTGATTTCTGTATTCACTTAGCTGCTCACGCCAACGTAAGAAAAAGTTTTGAAGATCCAGAAAAGTATTGGCAGAATAATATTGAAAATACTAAACTTGTTCAGAGTGTGTGTGCAATGCATAACATACCTATGTTCTATGCATCTTCTTCATGTGTGCACAATTGGTGGAAGTCACCTTATGGTGTAACAAAAAGAGTGAATGAGGTCACTGCGTGGCAAGATCAGATAGGTCTTAGATTCACTACAGTGTATGGACCTGGTGCTCGTGATACAATGTTTATTTCAAAACTAGTAGATGGTACTTGTGAATATGTTACTGAACATATTCGTGATTTTGTTCATGTTGATGACGTAGTAGATGCAATCTTGCTTTTGATGAGACAAGATATAACCACACTAGATCCTACTTATGAGATAGGTACGGGCAAAGGTAAAATGGTTAGATATGTTGCATACGCTGGTGGATATGGACATCTACCAATCAAGCCAGGTGAAGAATGTGAAGCTCAAGATAATACAGCAGATAATAAACCTCTTTTGAAACTAGGCTGGACACCTCAACACGAAGTAGTAGATTATGTAAAAAAACATTGTAAACCTGACAAAATTGCTGTATAATTATCAGGTTACTTTAGGAGAGAAATATGAGTATTATGGATAAGTTGAAGAAGAACAGTAAGGTGAAGTTCACTGAAGTTCTTTCTGATTCAAAGTTTTTCAATGATAAAGATATGGTAGCAACTGATGTACCTATGATCAACGTTGCCTTATCTGGTTCCGTGGATGGCGGACTTACACCTGGACTTACAGTCTTAGCAGGTCCATCCAAACATTTCAAAACGTCTTTCGCTTTGATTATGGCATCTGCATATCTGAAGAAATATGATGATGCAGTGCTTTTGTTTTACGACTCTGAGTTCGGTTCGCCTCAAGCATATTTTGAAACTTTCGGTATTGATACTGATAGAGTACTTCATACTCCTGTGACTAACGTCGAGGAGATGAAATTTGATATGATATCCCAGCTTGAGGCAATCGAGCGAGGAGACAAAGTCATTATTGTAATTGACTCTGTTGGTAACTTGGCTTCAAAGAAAGAACTCGAGGATGCTATCAATGAGAAGTCTGTTGCAGATATGTCTCGTGCTAAAGCTCTCAAAGGTTTGTTCCGTATGGTCACTCCTTACTTGAACATGAAAGATATTCCCATGGTTGCGGTCAACCATACATATAAGGAAATAGGACTCTTTCCAAAGGATGTTGTGTCTGGTGGAACTGGTATCTATTATTCCGCTGATAATATCTGGATCATCGGTAGGCAACAAGATAAGGTTGGAACTGAGATCAAAGGTTATCATTTCGTGATCAATGTGGAGAAGTCACGTTATGTTAAAGAAAAGTCTAAGATTCCCATTAGTGTTAGCTGGGAAGGTGGAGTACAAAAGTGGTCAGGTCTTCTTGATGTTGCTCTCGAAGGTCAATATGTCGCTAAGCCGTCTAATGGCTGGTATTGCAAGGTTAGCCGAGAGACTGGCGAACTACTTGAACCAAAAGTACGAGAAAAAGGAACCCTTGAAGAAGAGTTCTGGCAGCCGGTATTCAAAGACACAGACTTCAAGCATTATGTCAAAGAAAGATTTACGATTGGTGCAACCCAAGGAGTAGAAGATGAATCTGGTTGAGCTTAAAGACTATGAATTAGTTCCTGCACCAGAGGATGAACAGGCTTGGGCTGTAAGAGTTTTAAGCGGAGACTATGTTGAAACAGTACTCCGCTTCGGAACTATCAAAGCAAATAAAGGTGTACTTAACTTTGATTTTGCTGTTATATCGTCACCAGATCCAGACTTAACTACTGAGGATATTTCTCTTCAAGAATATGCTGGGGACCTTCTACAAGCTATAATAAGAGATGGAATCGAGAGCGGTTCCATCATTACTAAAGGAGATGAAGATGAGCAAGACATCTGAGGTTGATCGTTTAGTTATGTTGATGGAAGAGATTGCATATGCACAATCTCAACTGGAGCCAACTGACACAGGTCACATCCACACAGCTATCAATTGGATGCAGCATCGTGTCGAAGAGATCAAAGAGAAATTAAAGAAATGAAAATTCTAGTAATGGGTCTTCCGGGTGCAGGTAAAACACACCTTGCCGAACGCCTACAAAAAGTTTTGAATTGTGCTTGGTACAATGCAGACAAAGTTCGCGAGATGGCGAACGATTGGGACTTCTCTCCTGAAGGTAGAGTGAGGCAGGCAAATCGTATGAAAACTTTTGCTGACTTTGAATCATCAAATAAGCGAATTGTGATCTGCGACTTTGTCTGTCCTACTCGACAAACAAGGGATGCATTTGATCCAGGGCTTGTGATCTGGTTGAATACTATCAAGGCGGGTCGATATGAAGATACAAATATGATGTTTGAAACTCCTGCTCTGGTAGATTGGACTGTTGATAAGTTTCTTACAGACGAACAAATTGAAGAGATAGGATGGGAGATAAAAGGCTATGGCATTTGATTGGAAAAAACCTACTGTACAGATGTTAGGCCGCTGGCAGCCTTGGCATCCTGGTCATACAGAACTGTTCAAAAGAATCCATGCCATGACAGGTCAAGTCTGTATTATGGTTCGCACAGTACCATCCGATACAGAAGCTAATGAAAGAGTTCCTGGTCAAGATGACAATCCGTTCCACATTGGAGATGTTGGTGATATGATTGTTCAAGGTCTTTCAAATGAAGGGTTTACATATAATGAAGATTATGTTATAATACAGGTTCCTAACATAGTTGACATCAGCTATGGTCGTGGAGTCGGATATACATTTACTGAGCATGATCTTGGTAAGGAGATACATAATATCTCTGCAACCAAGATTAGAGCCAAGATGAGAGAAACTGGTGAGCTTGCAGACAAATCTTGAACAAACTATTCTTCGTAATCTTCTTACTGATGAACAATATATGCGCAAAGTGCTTCCG